CATTAACAAAGGATTTTGGGGGTGCGCAAGGCACTTTTTCAGATATATTTGGTGAAACATATCCAAATCTATTGAAAAAGTGGGTAAACATGACCAAAAGGAACTTCTTTGGTATTAAAGTTAAAGGAGCAGCGACACAAGACTTTGAATGTTCATGCATGAGATCAGGGGATATATATACAACAGGTGGTAACACGATCAAGACGGCAGCAGTAGTAGATAGCTTCAAAGGTGTACTAGAAACAAAAGGTTTGAGTGATCATATTCGCTTTGTACTAGAACGCTATTGGGGTGATGATGCTATCGCTGTGACTGAAGGTGTAAACGCCGAGAATTATATTGCCTTTAATGAACTATTTGAAGAACATGGCTTAGCGTGCGGTATGCCGTACTCTAAGAAGAAGGCGATATCCGGTAGAGTGTTGCATTACTTACAATTATTGTATGTACGTGGAATATTTGTTGCAAGAGGAATGGCGATAGATCACGAGAATTGGGTCACTGTTTATCCAAATACAATCGGATCATTGGTGTCGAAAATTGTAAAGATGGGTACACGTGGTGGTAATCTAAATTTTGTTAATAGGATGGTCATATCGTACACAACACTTGCAAATGAAATGGACACCTTTGGAGAGAGTACACGTGGTGACGCAAATCAGATATTCGCAGCGAATGGTACGTTGGGTACGGCGCCTTTCGGATTCCCAGGACCTACGGCTAGGTTATGGTTACAATTAAATGCACACGCCCTTGGGAATATCGGTGAAATGCAAAAGATAATGAAAAGGACTGATGCAGCTAAAATCGGAAAGAGAGTAACTAATTACTTAATTGAGAAAGATGTACCAATGTCTTTTAATGTCTCAGGCGTTCCAATAGACGTTGGGGAACCAAACGCACAACAGAAGAAAGCAAGAATAGAGAAGGGTGAGGTATACCAACAGGGACCAGCATCAATTAAAACCTTATTTGAACAGTCATTCCAAGTGTTATCTGAACCTGCAAGAATAATGAAACCAGGCGAAGTTGGATTTGCGGCCGCAACAGCAGCTGCGGATGCCGAAGGTGTCGGTTATAAGGATTATAATAGGCGTATCTTCGAATCAGGTGTTGGAAACTCCATGCGTGATGGATTCTTAGCTAAATTCTTTTTGGCGAAGGATTTAGAGGCCGCAGGTATGATACAAGGCGGTGATCCGACGAAACGGAGTAAAGATTTTAAACCTAAAATGCAGCAAACAATTCCTATGTCCGATAAGACAAACTTTAAAGTCGGTAATTATGATATAGATGTGAAGTACCTTGATGGTGCTGGTATCTATATAACATCGAGGCAAGCAGGTGCAGAAGCGTTCGATGGCACAATTAACACGCTATGGTTTAGTGTAAGGTACAATGATGAAGAGGTAAAGAGGATCCCATTTGCATGGAATCCTTACTGCTGTTTCAGGTACGTACAACAATTATCGGGTTCATTATTTGGTATCGTCAGAAAGGCTGGATCGATAGGTGGTAAAAAGGACGCGTTAAAGTCGTTAGCTACCGGTCATTTCAGAATGGATGGTTTGAAACCAGAAACTGTTTTCGAACTTGTCACTAGATGGGAACGAGTAGATGGTCTTTCACGAGAAGAAGGTCTAAGAATCATTGGATTCAAAGATCTCGAAATGGAAGATGCTATGGCGACCATTAATAATATGGCAGATATCGAAGAGGTGGACGATTTCGATGATCAAACATCGATGAGTGATCACGCAAAATGCTTCTCAACGAAAAGGATAATGGAATTAATAGGTATAAAATTATCAGCAACAGATAGATCGCAGGCGTGCTGGAATTCACCATTAGAATTAAATTCTTCA